TTTAGATAAAAAACTAAATAATTAATATTTATATAATATGAAAGCTGACAATTTAATTAAATTAATTCAGGATGTTGTGAGAAAAGAAGCACGTGTAGCTGTTATGGAAGAATTAGCTAGACAAGCTATTAATGAAAATAAAACTAAACCTATGTTATCTTCTAAGTCTATTAATACTGCTTTTAACATACCTTCTAAAACTAAATCAAATAATGTGTTAGAAGACTTAATTAATGAAACTAGACAAAACAATGAGTGGAAAACTGTAATGAATTTAACATCTGCTGATGCTCAAAATTTCCACAATCCTATGGAATATGATTTAGGTACTACAACTGTAGAAAATTTTATAAACCAAGCTCCTCAAGGAGTGTCTGATCCTAGACAAGTACAAATAAATGATGTGCCTGACTTCTCAGACATGATGAAAGTAATGAAAAACAAAGGCATAGTATAATGGCTGTAAGACCAATTTATAGATACAATGATGTTACTTCAAACGCAACTATTAAAAAAGAAATAGGTGTTGGAGTACAATTTGTAGAAAATGGAGTATTTACATCAACTATAACTACTGCTTCTCAAACTAAAAATCAACTAATTAATTACTTACTAACAAATCCAGGCGAACGTTTTTTTGATCCTGGTTTTGGTTCTGGTATTAGAGCTTTATTATTTGAACCTAATACTGATTTAGAAGTACTAACAGACACTCTAAAAGAAGGTATTGAACGTTATGTGCAAAATATTATAGTTAATAATGTATTAGCTACAAGTGAAAATAATACAGTTTATCTTAATATAAATTATTCAATTAATAACCAAGCAGACGAATTAAACATAGCACTAACAACTAACTTATAATGAGTGTACAATATTTAAATAAAGACTTTAATCAATTAAAAACAGCTTTAGTTGATTATATAAAAAATAATTACCAAAACTACAGTGATTTTGGTCCTTCATCACCTGGAAACATGTTTTCTGACTTAGCTGCTTATGTAGGTGATGTATTATCATTTTATACTGACACTCAAGTTCAAGAAACTTTATTATTAGAAGCTAAAGAAAAAAAGAACATATTACCTATTGCTTATAGTTTAGGATATTCACCTAGAATAACTAAAACATCAACAGTAGATTTAGATGTATATCAAGTTATACCTTCTAATGCTTCAAATAATTATGCTCCTGATTGGAGATACACTGTTAAAATACCTCAAAATTCTATAATACAGTCAAATTCTAAACCTAATGTTACTTTCATTACAGAGAACTTAGTTGATTTTTCTTATTCATCTTCAATGGATTTAACAGATGTGTCTGTGTTTTCTTATTATAATGGAACTACTAATCCTAATTTTTATGTTCTAAAGAAAAAAACACCAGCTTACTCAGGTGAATTAAAAACACAAACATTTACATTTACAACAGTTGAACAGTTTGCTAAACGAACTTTATCAGACACTAATATTATTAAAGTATTAGATGTAAAAGATTCAGATGGTAATACTTGGTATTAAGTTCCTTATTTAGCTCAAGACACAGTTATTGATAAAACATATAACTTATCAATCAATGAACCTAATTACTACACATATAAGGATCAAGCTCCTTACATGTTAAGACTAAAAAAAGTTCAAAAACGTTTTACAGCTCAATTTGTAGATGACACTTCATTAGAAATTAGTTTTGGAGCTGGTACTACAGGTACTGCTGATGAACTTATTATACCTAATCCTTATAATGTAGGTATTGGTTTACAAGATGGTATTTCAAAATTCAATACAGCATTTGATCCTTCTAATTTCTTTTATACTAATGAGTATGGTCAAGCTCCTGTAAATACAATCTTAACATTTACTTATGTTGTTGGTGGAGGAGCTCAATCTAATTTACCTCCAAATGATATTAATATTGCTAACACAGTAAATCCTACTATTGATAGTTATGGTCTTGAATCATCTGTTGTTCAAACTGTATTAAATTCAATTAGTTTTAATAATAATATTGGATCTACTGGTGGTGGACCTGGTGATACTATTGAAGAAATTAGACAAAATGCTTTAGCTAACTTTCCAACTCAATTAAGAAACGTAACTCAAGCTGATTATTTAGTTAGAACTTTAAGTATGCCTACTGAATTTGGTTATATTTCTAAAGCATATATAGCACAAGACTTAAATTTAAATCCAGATACAGATAAGGCTAATACTACATCTAATAATCCTTTAGCTTTAAGTGTTTATATTTTAACTAACAACAATGATGGTAAATTAATTAACGCTAATAATGCTGTTAAACAAAATTTAAAAACATACTTATCACAATATAAAATACTAACAGACGCTGTTAATATTAAAGATGCTTATTATGTTAATATAGGCATTAATTTTGAAATACAAGTATTACAAGGATTTAACGCTCAACAAGTATTAGTAGGATGTATTAATAAACTAAAAGAATTTTTTAATACTACTAAATGGTCTATTAATCAACCTATAATATTATCTCAAGTAGAAAACGCTATATCATCAGCTGGTGTTAATGGTGTTGCTGCTGTTAAAAAAATAGAGTTTGTTAATAAAGCAGGAGGAAATTATTCTCCATATTCTTATGATTTAACAGGTGCTACTTTAAATGGAGTTATATATCCTTCATTAGATCCATCAATATTTGAAATAAGATATCCCGACCAAGACATATACGGTAGAGTTGTTGGCATGTAATATTTATCAATAACATGGCTGTTTATCAAATATTCCCTAAAAAAGACGCTACTTTATACAGTGAATATCCTCAACTCAACTCAGGATTAGATGAGATACTAGAACTAACTAAAACTAGTACCTCTGACCCTGCTAGAATTTTAATATCTTTTGACCAACAACAATTACAAGATGTTATTAATAATAAAATTAATCCAACAATAACATCAGGATCATGGAGTGCTTATTTACGTTTATTTGCTTCTGAAGCAGAATCTTTACCTACAGATTTAACTCTTTTAATTGACCCTATAGGACAATCTTGGGATCAAGGTACTGGTCGATTAGCTAATTCACCTTCTACAGAAAACGGAGCATGTTGGTTAACTAGAACTGATCCAGACGCTGTATTATTTTGGGCTACTAGTTCTGGAGTAACAATGTCTTTTAGTAGTTCAGAAGGCGGAGGTTCTTGGTATACTGGTTCAACTACAACTCAATCTATTAGTGAATACACTAATAAAGACATTTGGAGTAATGTTACTTCTCAAACTATAAGACATTATTCAGAATCTATTTCTAACTATGGTTATATTATTCGAGTAACTTCTTCTATAGAAAATGATCTTAATTATGAGTATAAGTTATCTTATTTTTCAAGAGACACTAATACTATTTATCCTCCTTCTTTAGTATTTTATTGGAATGATCAAGTTTGGAATATAACTTCTAGTGCTGATAGAATTGTTACCAATCAAGAATTTGCTGTAACATTAGGAAATAATAAAGGTATATTCCAATCTAATGAAAGAATACAAATGAGAGTATATGCTAGAGATACATTTCCAGCTAGATCATTTGTAACATCATCTTTATATGCTTATAATAAGTTATTACCTTATAACTCATGGTATCAAATTGTTGATGTAGATACTAATGATATTATTATACCATTTGATTCAAGAGGTACTAGAATTAGTGCTGATGACACTAGTAACTACTTTAATTTAGACATGGATATACTAGAACCAGAACGGTTCTATACTATTCAAGTTAGAGTATACTTAAATGGAAATTATTACACAACTAGTAACTTATTACAATTTAAAGTAGTACAAAATTCAGGACCAGAAGGAGACACTTTTAGTCCATTAATTTTACCTACTCCAGCATCTTACGTGCCTCCAACACCTACTCCTTCAGGATCTTACACAGGTTCATATTCTGGTTCACTTTATGTTCAAAATAATTTCTTTGAATACTGTTATATTTCAGACACTCCTTAAGATATGGCTAATGTTAATGTTCCAACTCAAAAAACAATTTATAGTAATAATATAAATAAAGTTGTAGATACAAGTTTTTCTAATTATATTCCGCCTGTTAATACACAAATAACAACACCGGTACCTACAGTAGAAGAATTTTTTAATAACTATGACATATTATTTTATAGTATACCACAAACTGGAAATAATTCTCATGAAACTCTTGTTGAAAGAAGCTCAGAATACATAGGTTTAGATCTACAACAGTTATTACAACAGTTACAAGATTTACAAAAACAAAACGAACAATTACAAAAACAAATAGATACTTTTAATATCTGATAATGGCAGTACAAATAAGACAAATAAACGTTGATAATAATATTTTAGATGCTCAAGAACAAAATCTTGTAGAATCTAAACAAATGACTAGATACTTTGGTTTGTCTGAAGACTTTATTCAGTTATATGTTTATACTGGTACTACTAATACTTTAATTAATACTAATCCTAATTTTAAGGACTATACTATAGTAAACAATAAAGAAATAGTATTTGATCCTGAAAAAAATATTACTGATTTAGGTTATAGAATAGGCACTTATAATTTAGTTTATAATTTTTTAAGACCTATAATTTCTTTAAATTCTAACTTAGATTTATTTATTCAAAGTATTTCTACAGATCGGTTAGAGATTAAAGTGTCTTCAACTACAGAGTCTGAAGATTTAATTTATTCTAATGCTATTTCATATATTGATTTAGTTAGTAATAGAGGATTTTTTATTGAATTTTATTTAGATTTTGGTAATAACAATCTTATTCCTGCTTCTTCTTTAGCTATTGAACGAGATGTTAATAACAATACTAGTATATTAATTAAACTATTTGATGCTTTACCAAATAATATAGCATTAAATACTCCTTTAAACATAGTTGAAGAAGTTGTTAACACACAAGCTTTTGAAGCATTGTTAACAACAGATCCTATAGTTACTCCTCTTCCTTCTTTACGTCAAGCTAATTTTTCTATTGAAGTTGATGATAAAAGAATAGGATCAACAGATTACTATAACTATAATCAAATAACTAGTCTTTCTGGATCTAATAATTCATTACAAACTTTATTAAGTTTTGTTAGTTCATCTAACCCAACGTTAAATATAGACTACACAGACTATAATAATTTTATTCATTTTTCATCAGCTACTAAGCGTTTAGAAACTTTTAAAAATAAAGTAACTAACTTAGAAATCTATAATACTTACTTAAATACTACAGCTAGTACTACAGCATCTAATCCAGATAATATTGTTTATCAAACTAAAATAAACGACATTATACAAGGTTTTGATGGTTGGGAAAACTACATGTATTATGAATCTAGTAGTTATACTTGGCCAAAATCAAATACTGTTAAACCTTATTCTTTATATTCTTATTCATCATCTAATGCTATCACTTGGTATAATATTAACCAAACTTCAGCTAGTTATTACGATGAATTCAATAATGATAATTTAGTGTATGGTTTACCTATATATTTACAAGAACGAGATGATTTTGAATATGTAAAACCTTTTGTTAATTCAATGGGTCAAATGTTTGATGACATTTGGGTTTATATAAAAGCTATTACAGACTTATGGAAATCAAATAACTCTTTAAATGATGGAATTTCAAAAGACTTAGTAGCAGATGCTTTACAATCTTTAGGTATAAAACTTTATACAGATGGAGATCAAGATGATTTATATACTTACTTATATGGTCTTAACTCATCTGGCAGTTATACTTTTGTAACAGGTTCTGGACAAACCGCTGTAACTGCTTCTCAATATACTTTATCAGGTCAAGATGAAGCTAAGTCAGTATTTAAAAGATTATATCATAACTTACCTACACTATTAAAATCAAAAGGAACTAATAAG